CCCCATGTGACGCCTCGGCGGCAGATGATGGCGGTATCGCCGAGGTCTACCTTTTGGGGCCAGCGGGCGTATTCGTTGTAGCGGTCTTTGCTGCCGATGAACCACGCCCGTTTCCATTCCAGGCGCCCGGTGGCGATGACGCTGCTGGCAGTCCAGTCGGTGAGGACTTCTCTTTTTGTGTTCATACTTCTTCCTCCTTATTTATAGGCTTATGGCGGGTCAGGCGGAGTGCCTGGCGCCAGGTGATGGGGCGGCCATATTCATCGTGCCACAGGGATTTGTTTAGCAATATATTGGCGATGGTGTGGGTGATGAGGGTTGGGAGGGAAGAGGAGAGGGGCCTCCTGGCCTCCCAGTGGTAGAGGTTACGCAGGTGGACGATGGTGTAGAGGGCGATGCCTGGCAGGAGGCCGTATTGTTCCAGGCCGATGGCGTATATAATCCAGAGGGCCTGGTTGAGGAGGCCCAGGCGTGGCCCCCATTTGCTTTTATTGCCCATGAGGTAGAGCATGAGGGCGCTGGTGGCGCTCAAGAGCCATGCCATTGCTTTCATGGGGTATCTCCTTTTATGGTCTCTGTATCACCTGTCTCCTCGTCTGCTGGAAATTCCCTGGAGCAGGGGGCGTAGCCGCACCCTTCGGCGTGGCAGATGTTCCAGCGGTCGTGGAGGTCGAGTGGATGGCGGCAATCTGGACAGAGGGGGTAGGAGTGGGTGTATGTGTTATATACGTGTATGCCGTCGGCATACTCGGCGTGGAATATCACTGTGGGCATTCTCTCACCTCCTATCCAGCATGAGAGTGAGGCCCAGTGGGCCGAGGTAGAAGGCCAGGCGGGAATCTTCGCCCCCTCGCAATGCGAGGCCGATGACCCAGTAGTGGAAGTTGAGGGCGAGGGCGAGGGTGAAGCGCCCTCTGGTGAATTGCAGCTCCCAGGCGCTATGGCCCGCCCATTTGACTGCGCGGGTCGTCTCCCACAGGATGGGCTTCCTCTCCCGACGCAGGTCGTCGAGGAGGCTGGCGAGGCTCAGGAGACATACCGCCAGGCCCGTGGCGAAACAGACGGCTAAGATGAGGGAAATGGGGTGAGTGAGAGAGTGCATAGCAGCCTCCTTTCTTTGATTCTATTTGGTGTGCTCTAGGACGGACACTATCAGCGTCACGACGAGCAAGAACATCGCCAGTGGTGCAATGACCAGGGCGATGGCGAATAGAGTTTCCATAGCTTCCTCCTTTCTATTTTATTCTATGAAGCGGTCATTGTCCTCCAGCCCCTCGCAACTGGCGAGCCAGCTCTCCAGAATGCAGGGGGAGTCTATGCATATCCACTCGATGAGGGAAACATAGGTAGGGGCATCTAGCTGCCACCGGAGATAGAGGTCTGGGTGATGCCTTTTGATGTAATACTCGAAGTCGAGATAGTGGGCGAAAGTGAGTCTCTTCATGGGGCCTCCTCCTTGAGATAGTCTTCGAGGGCCTGGATGAGGGACTCATACCTCCTGCAACGCTCGGAGAGGTCGAGCACGGCGAGATAGGCCAGGCCATCGGGGGCGCCGTCGGGATAGCAGAGCTGGATGGCCCGCCCTAACTCCTCGCTTAGATGGAGATAGAGCCTCCTGACGTATGGATATAGAAACTCGGCGAGAAAAGCATCCAGGCCACGCTCGCTTACAAAGGCGGTGAGGGCCTCCTCCCCCCGAAGGTCGCCGTAGGAGAGGATGTCGTTCGTCATAGCTCGTCCTCATGGGTGAGCCAGAGGGAGACATCGGCCCTGGGGACTATGTTCATCAGGCGCACCAGCGAGGAGGGGGTGAGCTTGTAACGCCTGATGGAGCGCTCCCTCCGGAAGACCACCTCGGTGACGGCCCCCTCGCCCGTCTTGGCGTCCTCCCGCCAGATAGCCTCGATTTCTAGAAGTCTGTTTTTCATAGCGCCTCCTTTCTTTTCTTAATTCCTAATTCTTATTTCGTTATTTCTTTGAAATCGTCCTCCGCATCGAAGGTAAAACGAACATTCGTATACCAGTACGATTCAACGATGATATAACGGCATCGGGGTTCGCAGAGCTTCGCCATCCTCGCCATTTGGAGGGCCTCATCCCGCGTGACCTGGTAACGGTCGAGGATGACGTTGCACTCCCACCCGGAGGGGAGTTCACGGCGCCCTGAGCCGCGCATGTCGAGGCCCACGCTCTGGAGACACTCGATGAGGGAACTTGTATCGGGCGCGGGCGAGGATGCCGGCCCTACCACGATTATCACTATGATGACGAAGACCAGGAGTAGGATTGTGATGTAGATTAACTCGCTGCTATCTTTCATATCTCCTCCTTTCTAAAAGTTTTTATCTCGATTTCCGTGAAGAGGCCGCCGAGTTCCCGGCGGAGCCTCTCCTCCGCCATGCGCCCATATTCGGGGCTCAGCTCAATCAGGACGCTATCCCGAAAGAGCTTGGCGGCCACCAGGCCGGTCGTGCCCGTGCCGGCGAAGGGGTCGAGGACGCGACAGGGCACGGGCTCTTCCCCGCAATCGCAGGTGGGACTCCAGCCGATGGTGACGGTCTCCTCGTATTGGCTATAAGCCTTGCGCACGAGACGCTCCCAGGGGGAGCCGCACTTCGGGCAGCAACCCCTCTCGCTGGTGCCGGCCAGGATGGGAGGGCGGACGAGCGACGCTGGGAATACTGCGAAGTGGGCCCCCTTGAAAGGTTGCACGGCCAGCGACCAGACGGTGCGCTTGTTGCGCATGGTGGGCACGAGCCTGGCTGGATTTTTCTTCCTCGGCCTGTGTATCGTGTGAGGCTTCTGGCCGGGGGCGCCCTCGGTGTACTTGTGCACCCCCACCCCTCGCTTCAAGCGCTCGATGCTGACCTCCTTCGCCGGCTCACGGATGGCTACGCTATCATAGTAATACCTTCGGCTCTTCGAGAGGAGGAGCAAATACTCGTGAGCCAGCGTCGGGCGGTCTTTGACGCTCTCTGGTAAGGCGTTAATCTTTAACCAGATGATGTCGCTCCGCAGCCACCACCCCTCCCTCTGAAGCGCCATCCCCACCATCCAGGGGATGGGCACCAGGTCTTTCGGCTTGAAGTGGCTGTGGCGTATAAGGGTAGGGGCCTGCCTCCTGGCCTCCTCGAACTCATCGAGCCACTGCCTCCTCCAGCTCGACGAGTCCTCCTTCTGCCACCCCTGGCCGGAACCCATGTAGGTATGGCCGAGGTTCAGCCAGAGGGTGCCTGACGGATGGAGCACTCGGTGTACCTCCCGGAAGACCTCCACGAGGTGCTCCACATACAGCTCCGGGGAGGGCTCCAGGCCAAGCTGCCCCCGCCAGGCCCCGCACTTCTGGCAGAACTGGCCGGCGGTACCGCCATGATGGGCTTCCCTGCTGGGGAGCTGCCATTGAGAGGAATAGCCCTTGAGCTGACCTCCTACCTGCCGGCGTTTAAGGGTGTCTCCCCACTCATGCTCGCAATCCCCCTCCCCGCCCCAAATCAGCGGGGGGAGCCTATAATGTCTCAGCCCCCAGTAGGGAGGGGAGGTCACACAGCAGTGGAAGTACCCATCGGGGAAACTCCTGAGCACCTGCCGGCAATCTCCGATTATGATGTTAACTTTTGCTCTCATCCCCTCTCATCCAGGTTCTTCTATTGGGATAAGGATGTAGCCGTCGGAGCTGTTTTGGAGAAGCCTGACAAGGGTGGTATGATGTCGTTCGACGGCCTGGAGGTATGCGTTGCCGCCACACTCCTCGGAGCAATAGCCGCACAAGCTCTCCGGCACTGTGACAAGCAGCGCTCCGCATTTACGGCAGTATTCCCAATAGGTGGGCTCCACAAGGTATCCCATAGCCGTCCTCCTCATCCTACCTCATCTTAAATTTGCGCTTCCGCGCCCTGCGGCGTTCCTCCTTCTTCTGGAGGCGCAATCTCCACTGGTCTATATTCTTGATGGCTGCGCCCTTCCTCCGGAGGTACTCCTTCTGCTCCTCACGGGAGCGCTTGCCGTGGTCGTAGTAAGGAGCGCCCCGCACGACCTTCATTTGCTTGAGGATGGAGCTTATCTCGTCCAGATTTATCGAGACCTTTGCCATTTGTTAATCACCACCTTGAGATACGGGGCATTCCCCCGATGGATGACCCTGGCCTTAATCTCCATCACAGTCACCACCTGCCCCCATACGACGCCCTTGCTCGCGTCCACGAAGGCGTTTATAAGCCCCACGAGGGAGCCGGGTTGCTCGTTGGCCTCCATCTCGATGGAGATGGGGCCTCCGATGTGGAGACAGGCCAGGGCCTCCATCTGGTCATGGAGGTAGCCCCGTAGCTTTGGGCGATAGGCGATATAACCTGCCATGCCGGGCGTCCTCACCACGCCGGGGATGAGAAATGTGATGGGCAACCTTTTATCCATCCTGCTCTACTCCTGAGATAGGTATTCAAATGCCCTTTCCCACTCCTCACGGGCCTCCTCCCACTTCGGGAGCTTGCCCTTCAGCGAGGGCAAGACTCCCTTCAGGTGGAGCCGCCTCACCTGGGAGATAGCCCAGTCCGGCCACCCCCTCGCCTTTAGCGCCACCTCGGTGCCGGCGATGAGGCCGACGGTGGCGAAGCCAGCCTCCCTCAGCACCATCGGCTCGCCATCAATAAAGACGGCGAACACCTCATCGTCCTTGAGGTGTACCTCCACCTCGACGACGGGGGATTGACGAGTTGCCTGCCAACTATCGGTGATTCTCTCCAAAGTCTGCATAGTTCTCTCCTCCTTTCTATTGATAATTAGCGGTAATGCTTTTGATTTGCATTTATCAGATTTATCTCTTTCAAAATCCTTTCTGTTACGACCTCAATGTCGGCAGAAGAGGGCAGTTGCAATTCATTAAGTATAGCCTTTATTGCTGGCCCCCTCTCTTCCACCAATGCCTCATAGCTGACGATAACGTACTCTACATTGGCCTGCTCCAATGAGCTGAAGATGTGACGGTATGCCCTTCTGACATTTTTGCGAGCAGTATCTAAGCATGGGACATAGCCGGCCTTTACCTGGGAGCAAATCATGGGCCACCAATGCCTGGTGGTAACGACAGCCTTTACCGAATAGCCCGCATTGCGCAGGCTCGTCACCATGTCCACTATATCCGGCCATTGCCTTGCGTGGGGGACACTGCGCCGCCAGACTATCGGGCTGTCCTTTGGGAAATGGTGGTCATAATGCTGATAGTGCCCCCATGACCCCTGACATCCTGCCAGAATCAGGATGCGCGTCATAAGCCTTGTGCCGCTGGATTCGGGCCCAAAGACCAGATAAGCCCGTTTCATTCTCCGAGCCTCTTCAGCTCCTCCTCAGTTCCCTCGAAGAGGTTGAGGTCTACGTGGCCCTCTATCCCGGAGATGCGGCCCTTATTGGAGTATTGCCAGATGCTCCACCTCTCCCAGCCATCGGGCATGGCGGGAGCGGCGGCATCGTAGTCCGCCACCCATAGCGGGTAGAGATGCCACTTCGGGCCCCAGCCCACGTTAGTGTTCCAAATATACTGGGCGGTGTATATCATGGGTCTCTGGCCCGTGAGTATCTCCATTGTAAGGCACATATCCTCTAGCTGGGCGCCGTAGTTCCCCCGCGCCGGAATCTCCACATCCAGCGCCAGGGGGAAATCCGGCTCCCTCCCATCGAGGGCCTGGACGAAGGCGAGTGCCTGCTTTACGGGCGATTCATCATGGAAAAAAATGTGATAAGCGCTCACCAGGAGACCCGCCTTCTTAGCCCCCTCCCAGTTTGAGATGAAGTTGGGGTCGGTGCCGCCCAGCCCCATCGTGGCCCTGATGATGACGAAGCGCACTCCGCTGGCCGCCACCTTCTCCCAATCTATCTCGCCCTGATACTGGCTCACGTCAATACCAATCAGGCGAGACTCTACCTCCCCAGGGGCCTCGACTTCCAGGAAAGCCGGGGGAGGAGTGGCCTCCTCCAGCTCCCGCTTGTGGTAATACGACCCCTCATCCGGTATCGTCAGGGTGACGATGCAGACGGCAAGAATCGCAAGGAGCGCCCACAGCGGGATGGAAAACCTCTTCGATAGATAGTCTCTTTTCATCTTTCCCCTCCTTTCTCTATTTATTCAAAGTAGAACTCCTCTGGCTCAATCTCAAACTTGCCTCCCACCTCGGCGAGTTCAATCAGCTCCTCGCCCTCCTCGACGGCAAAGGCTGCCTTCTTGAGAAGCTCGCTCTGTTGGATGAGCAGCTTCTCAATCCTCTTGAGGGTCTCCAAGACCTCATCCTTCCTATCGGGAGGGTTCTTCGCCGCCATGAGGCGGAGGGCGTCCCGAATCACTAAACTCTGATTGCGCTGAGACGCCAGAAAATCCAAGACATCTTTATCCCTCTCCAGATTGAGAGAAAAACTCTTCGATACCCAAGCCATTTTTATTCTCCTTTCATTTTTAGTTTAGCGATTTAGCTTAAGCGATTGGCCCAGTAGACCAATATCATCAGTATCAGTATATAAACCGCTACTCCGAAGATTATCACTTCCATAGCTGTCTCCTCACTCATTTTGTTTCCTCCAAAGTGTCAGATGACACTTTCAATCTTTCGAGGCCCGCCATAGCCACCGCCACCGCGTCGGCGGCGTCGGTGGGCAGGTCTCTCTTGAACCTGTGAAACACCTCCTCCCGCACCCCGTGCTTCGTAGCCAGGCCGCTCCCCGTGAGGGCCTTCTTTCCCTCGGCGGGGGAGACCTCTATCACCTGAATCCCCAGCTCGAACCCCGCCGCCAGGATTATCCCGACGGCCTTTCCCAATTGTATCGCGGCCATCGGATAGCGGACGAAAGGCGTCTCCACAGCCACTCCATCCGGCAGCTCCTCCCTGAGAAGCCTCCTGGCTTCTGAGGCCAGGAACTCCAGCCTCTTGAGGAATCTGCCCGTGAGATGCCAGCGACCGGCATCGCACAGCCTCCCATCCTCCAGGATGGCCCACCCACAATAGCGGGTGCCGGTGTCGAACCCAACCACCTTCATTCCACCCTCTCCAGGTTCTCCAGGAGGACGGGCATGGGCCTGTTTGCAAACCACATGTGGAAGAAATGGCTCGGATACGTAAGTAACTCCAAAAAGGCCCATCTCCCTTCCATTTCGATGATACGGCCACGAAGACCAGGATGGAGTCGGTGCCTCACTATCTGGCCTACCTCAAAGTCCAAACTTTTCTCCATTTGCCCAAACCTCCCTTTTGAGGTATAATTAGATTACCACCTGCCTCTATTATACTATATTTTGCTAAATTTGTCAAATGGCAATTCTTGATAAAAAACCGGTCACTATCCAGGTGGCCGGAGAGGGAAGGCACGAGCTTATATCACATCATGCTGAATTGGAGGCGAAATATCTAGAGTTTCGCCGCCAGCAGTTGGCCCTCGCCGCAGAGACTATCCTGGAGTGGCGCAAGCTATCCCAGCAGTTGACTACGGTCATCGGGCGGATTCTGGCCCGCTGGCAGCAGGAGCCTCCCGAATGCAGCCCTGCGAGCTTAGCCTCGCTGATAAGGGCCATGAGGGAGCTGAAGTCGGACTGGATAGGTCTCTGTGGTATCTATCTAGGGCAGGAGCCTACCGCCGGCGCCACCGCCGGCAGGCCCGACCTGGGCGAGATACTTTCCAAGGTCGATATAGAGCAGGCCGATAAGTTCATCGACCAGCTTGAGACCTATATCGAGGCCATTGGCGGAGAGATGGTGACAGTCGAGGCGACCGATGACAAACTACGATAAGGACAAGGTGGCCCTCTGGGCCGAGTTGGTCTTAGCCCTCTACAAGAAGGGGCTGGAATATCCGGCCTGGAGCCACGACCGGGCCATCTGGCATCATAAGAGTTTGCTTATGTTTGTGGAGCGCTTCATCAGGCCCCCTCTTCCCATCCCGGATTTCCACAAGAAGGTGCCGGATGGGTGGTATTGGCTACTGGTGGCCGAGCCGACATATATCAACCTCACGGCTCGCGGCCACGGGAAATCCTCGGTACATTCCATCTTCTACCCGACGTGGAGGATATGCTGCGACCGCAATTCCCGCTTCATCATCCTGAGCAGCGTGGCGGAGCAGGCCCAGTCCTTCCTCTCGGCCATTAAAGCCCATCTGGAGTTCAATCCCTATATCGTCGAGGGGTTCAGCCATCGCGACGCCTTTCGGGAGGGCTACGAAGGTTTCAAGCTCCCTCAAGATAGGGGATGGGGAACCGACCACATCACCGTGAGGAGGAGGCCCACAGACCACACGGGCCGTATCCTCATCGAGAAGGACAAGACCGTCTTGACGCTGGGAGTCGGCTCCAGCAATGTGGGCCCTCACGCCGAATATGTCATCTACGATGATGTCTGCAATCCCGATAACTGCGCCACTCGCTACCGGGCCAACAAAACCCTCCGCTGGATAGAGGATAGCTTCTCGATGGTCGAGCCACAGGGTCAGAAGATAATCGTCGGCACCCGCAAGGCCCTCTTCGACCCATACTCGGAGCTGGTCAAACGGGAGGACTTCAAGGTCTTCGAGAGCCCCGCCATCCTCAATTTCGAGAAGAAGATAGTCCTCTGGCCGGAGCGCTGGAGCTGGGAGCGACTGATGAAGATGAGGCGAGACCAGGGCTTCGTCCAGTTCAACCTCAATTATCTCCTCCGACCCATGTCCGAGGAGGAGAGCCACTTCCCGATGGACTTCATCAAGCGTCAGTTCCGGGAGACGATGGTGCTGCCCATTGAACACCACACCTCGGAGCTGGTGAAGGTCACGGGGGTAGACCCGGCTCTCGCTCTCAAGGGGAAGGGCAAGAGCTACTTCGCCGCCGTGACGTTAGGTGTGGATAGAGACGGGAAGATTTACTGGCTCGACATCTACCGCAAGCAGGGGGCCCGCTTTCTGGAGCAGTGGGAGAAAATCGTGGACATCTGGAGGCGCTATGACAGCGAAATCGTCATCGAGCAGAATGCCCTCCAGGGCTACTTCATCGAGAGTCTGCCGAAGGAGAGCGGAATGATAATCGTTCCCCACTGGACGGGCCAGGACGTGAATCGCAGCTTTGAGACCGGCATCCCTGCCCTCTCGACGCTGACGGAGCAGCAGCGCAACGTCATCCCCAGAGGAGATGAGCGCTCGCGCAAGTTGACCGACCTGCTCATCTACGAGATGCACATGTGGCCTCGTGGCGAGACGGATGACGTGCTCATGGCCTACTGGCTGGCCGTGACGCGTCTGAGGCAAATTCTCAAAAATCGCTTTTTCAATTTCACCCTCCAGGAGATAGAGGTGAGGGGGCCGAGGGATATAGGCTTCGGGGCCTTTATGCTCAACAAGAGGCGATTGGAGAGGAGCGAGATGAACTGGGGGCTGCCGATGAGTATTCGCTCGTCAACTAATAGAGCTAAGGAGCTGAAATGGGCATGAGAAACAGAACCGTGACTGTGGAGATACCGGAGGACGTGGCAAGGGCGCTGGGGCCCGTGCTGACGAGGGCTGTGAGGAGCGACCTCGCCAGGCTGAGTGCCGAGCCCGATACATGGAGGCGACGCCTTCAGAAAGCCTGGGACGCCATCAAGGGGCGGGAGGACGCTCGCCTGGCTACCCTCACCTACCGGGGCGACAGGGCCCTCTTTAATATCCTGGCCGAGGAGTATCAGGCCAAGGATATTGACTACGAGACGCTCGAAAGGATGAGGAAAGACCCCATCGTCCATTATGGCCTCACCATCAAGACAGCGCCGGTGAAGGCGGCGATGGAGGAGGCGTTCGTAGAATGCAGCGACCCGAATATCGCTGAGTTCGTCAAGCAGGTCTTCGTCAAGCCGCACCTCTGGCGGCTGACGGAGATTGCGATGCAGGCGCTCGTGGATGGCGCCGCCTTCGCCGAGAAGATATGGGAGGTGAGGGACATCCACGTCGAGAGGGATGGAGAGGTCGTCTGGGACGGGCCGGCCCTGGTCTATAAGGAGTTCAGGTATAATAAGATTACAACGATTGTGCCCAGCCTTCCCCTCACAGAGGATGGTAGTTTCAATGGTTATTATCAGAAGAAGGGCTTTGACAAGGTACACGTCCCGGCCTGGAAAGCCTGGCTCTATCCCCACAACTTCCTGCGGGCTGGCTTCTGGGGCGAGCCGGCCCTCAATCACGTCTACGCGCCCTGGTTCTTCAAGTGCAAGCTATGGGTCATGAGGATGCTCTACTACAGCAAGCACGCCGCCCCGACGAAGATAGGCTGGGCCCCTCCGGGCCGTTCCACCAACGAGGATGGCGACGAGGTGGATAACCTCCAGTGGCTTGGAGACCGCCTCCACAAGACTGATGAATTCACCACCCTCGCCATGCCGATGGTGAGGGATGACCGGGGCAACAAGCTCTGGGACATCACCCAGCTCGACGTGACCGGGCGGGGCGACCTCTACGCTCGCGGCATCGAGGCTCTCAACGACGAAATCCTGCGGGGGCTCGTCTGCGTCGAGACCCCTCCTGAGCGCGGCGGCGCTCGCACGTATTACGAGGGCCTCGGACGCCTGGAGGCATACCTCACGGCCTGCGATACCCTCGCCCTGGACTTTCTCTCCTACGTCAATCAATACGCCGTGAGGCAGCTCGTGGTAGACCACTTCGGGGAAAGGGCGCCGGAGTGCTATGTCCGACACAACCCCCTCTTCAGCCTGAAGAGGAGAGTCCTCTATAACGTCCTCCAGACGGCCATTAACGCCCAGCATCCAGAGCTGGGGGAGATAGCCCTCACCGAGCTTGCGAAAATACTGAAGATTCCGGTGCATATGGTGGGCGCCCTGGACAGGGCCACCGGAGTCTTAGGGGAGTTGATAAATGAAGCCATCGGACTTCTCCATGCAGAGGGAGCGTTGGATGAGACTGGTACGTCTCTATCCAAAGGCTCCCCGACGCCTCCAAGAGGCGCTTGAGCAACTTCTTTCCCTCCTCCTGGAGCGGCGGCAGGTGCCAGAGCCAGCCCGCTATCTGCGGGAGGACTGGGCAATGGCCGAGAGGCGCTATAAGGAGCTTCTCCTGGGCCTCTATGACGACTTCTCCAGGGCGATGGTGGCCCGCGCCGGGGAGTCGGCCCGCGCTGTGCCTGAGACGGAGCTGAGGGACTATCTCGAAGCCCTCGCTGGCTACTTCGACCGCGCCGCCTGGTACTGGCTGGCGTTGGCCTGGACGCTCGGCAAGGGCAGCGTCCACTGGAGCCGGGAGGACTTCATGGCCCATCAATGGGAGGTGGCCCATAATCGCTACTATCTCCGGCGTCCGGATGGCCTCTCCTACGCCCTGTGGGATATTATCATGGAGGCCCGCAGGGGAAGGCGCTCCCTCTCCGAGGGACTGCTGGCCCTGCGCTCACGGGCGGGCATGTACAGCGGCGCGTTCTGGGCCGCCATTCAGCAGGCCGTGCTCAGGAGGCCACCTGTGGAGCGGCGCAGGAAGGCTCAAAGGTTCAGGGGGCTCCCGGAGGTCAAGTGGGCCTTTCCCGCCATCATCCCCTGGCATATCGAGATGTGGCGTCCGCCAGAGGAATGGGGCGTGCCCGACTATCCCGACGCGCCAGTGGCCTTCGCCGATAAGCTCTTCCTCTGGGTCGGCTGGCTCGACAGGCATACCTGCCGGGGGCCGAATGGGTGCGCTCAGGAGATAGGGCGCATCCATCGGGGGATAGAGCTGCTCGACGTTCGCCCTGGGAATAGGGCCTGCCTCTCCAACTGCCGCTGCTGGCTCGTTCCCCTTGGGGACGACGAGACGCCCATTGACGATGAGGCGGAGTATGAGCTTCCCTTCGAGAGAGGCGAATGGGATGCCTGGATAGGCTAAGTATATCGAATTATCCCCCCACCATTGCCAAGCCAACGGTGGGCGATTACCTCCAGGGGGTTGCGCAGGTCAACCCCCTGCTTTTAAGTTAAATGATTTATAAGTCAAACGCCCTCAAAAGCCCGATTTGACAATTTTACTGATTTGTGATATAATAACAGCAGCCGCCAGGGAGGGGCTGCGATTTTCACCTTGCGATAGGGATATTGGTTGCAGGCAGGTTGCGAGCAGCCTCCAGGGGGCCGCGCCGTTCATCTTTCTCCTCCTTTCTGGTAGTGGGGCGGCGAGCCGGGCGCCGCCCCACTTGGAATATCATCTTGGGAGCGCCTATGGTAGTAGACTTAACTGAGCTACAAGAGCGCCAAAGACAAATATATCCTCTTGCTCGCTCGCTGAGCGAGGTGGTTGCAAGGGGCGCTGGCTTGGACTATGCGCTGACGATTTATCTACTCTGTCTGGCCTGTCGCCCTAAAGTTGTTTATGAGATTGGTGTCGGGGAAGGTATCTCGACACTGATGTTTTTGACCGCACTGCGGACTACAAACGGCCTTCTCTACAGTTGCGACATCGAGGACTGTAGCGAGGCCGTTTCTTCTTTACGGCTCAATTGGAAGAGCAGGTGGAAGTTTTTTCACATGGATAGCCTGGAGTTCCTGGCCTGCATGGAGGGCGGGGCTGACCTCATCTACATTGACGGAGACCATCACGCCGATAGGGTCAGGCTCGAACTCACTATGGCCTGGGACTTGCTCTCGGATGGAGGCTGGGCCGTGCTTCACGATATAGTCTATCTACCAGGGCCGGGCGGCCCCAGGGAGGTCTTCGAGCAGTGGAGGACGCGGAAGGATGTCTCCATGTCGCTGGAGATTCCCTGGGCCTATGGCTTTGGAATATTACAAAAAGAAGGAGGTAGAGAATGGGAGCTGTATATACCTTTCTAAAGAATCTAAGAAACAAAAACAATAAAAGGAGGGAGAATATGATTAAAAAGGTTTGGAACTCAAGGTGGATGCCTGTAATAGCAATTCTTGCAGGCTTGTTTGCAGCTTATACTGTTGTATTATTGACCTCTCCAGAGGCAATGGCGGCAAGCTCGATAGGGTATAAGTATGTAAGAACTATCACTATACCTGGAAGTAGGGTATTGATGAATACCTATGAATTCCCATTGCTATTTAAGTCCACCTTGCCGGAGCTTCGCACGGTGGCTAATGGCGGTCATGTTGAGAATACCGCCTTGGGTGGTGTATCGGGCAACTTGACAGTCCCGGCGGACTTGATTTTCTCTCCCGATGTCTACTGTACCAGCAAATACGATTTTGAGGTAACTCAGTATGACCCCACGACTGGCGCATTAACGGCGTATGTTCGCATTCCATTTTTGGAGGATGGCAAGAGCAAAACCATTTACCTGTGCTATGGGGATTCTACAGTTACCTCCTCGCAGGAGAATGTCAATGGCGTTTGGCCGACCGATTACTATAAGGCGGTATATCACTTTGAGGAGTCGGGAGGCACATTGTATGACAGTACTGCCAATGCTAATCACGCCTCGACTTCCGGGGGAGTATTGTATCAAGTTGCAGGCAAGGTAGGTTACGGGCTGGAATTCGATGGGGTAGATGATTACTTAGTTATTCCTCATGATAGTTCCCTAAATGTCTCCTCATATACTTTCGCTGTTGAGGTATGGGCCTCCCCGGATAATTTCAGCGACGTACGCGACCCCTTGTTGCGCAAAGGCATTGAGAACTTGGATACTGCTAGGTGGAGTTTCAGCGTGCCGGATGGCCTGTTAAGTTTTAGTGCAATAAATGGCAGCGATTACGTTTATTGCAAGGCCAGCTCAAGCATCTCTGTGGGTACCTATTCTCACCTTGTTGCTGACAAGGCGGGGGGAAATGTATTGTATTGTTACGTTAATGGCAGCCTCGTTGATTTGGGTGTGGGAGATGTCGTCAAAACAATCCAGAACAATCGTGAAGTTGAGGTAGCCGCTCATCGGAGGTATTATGACCTTGAATGGATACACTTCTTTGATGGGCGACTTGATGAAATACGTATTTGGAATCGAGTGATTTTCGGCGATAAAGTCAAGATGCTATACAACAATATGGCTAATCCTTCGGGGTTCTACTCTGTGGGCCCTGAGAAGGAATCGCTCGTCTTGATATATCCCCCCAATCGGGATGTGGTGGCAGGCAATACATATACCTTCGATATAATAGTAAAGAATCAGGTGGATGCTATTGATGCCTACGAGGTATTGATTGGGGCAGATACAAGCCAGGTGACGATTGATGATATTGCAGATGGAGGGTTTATCAATAGTGCCGTTGAGGCAGGGACGGATATAGATAATGCGGCGGGATATGGCAGCTTCGGCGCTTATTCGACGCAAGCCGATGTTACTGGATGGGGCACTCTCGCGACCTTTACGGTAACAGCCAAGACAACTGGAAACTTTACCCCCATCTTATTGGATGTGGAGATGGATGCGGGGCATACCAGCGACTTTGTGCGCTGTGACCCCGACTTCCCCTGGGACAATAGTTCTGGCGAGGTTGACCCATACTCTGAATGTGATGGCGAGGTTGACGTATTTGACGTTATGCGCGTGGCCGCTAGATGGAATCTTGACTGTGAGGAAGGCGAATATCCAAATTGCACGAAATGCGACCCAGGGTATGATGTGGATGCGGATTACGATGGGGATTGTGACATTACAGTCATTGATATAATGACGGTCTCGGCTCGCTGGGGTGAGGTTAATCCCAACCGCCCCTTGCGGCTGCAAGTTGGCGACTATTACGACAAGGATGGCATTCAGGGCTGGGATGATGCTTATCACGTAAACGAGGATGGAGCAAATGTCTATAATTCGAGCACTGTGCGCCTCGGTTTTGATTATCAAGGAAGGGAGTACTTTGCAGGCTTCCTATTCCGTTATGTTCCCTTAGAGTATGGCTCGGTTATTACAGACGCCCGCCTGATTTTGGATGTTAGCTATATCAATGCCACTGAGGGAATAACCGTCGAAGTCTTCACGGAAGATTCGGTCAATGCCCTAAGCACTAAGGACTTCAACACGGGAAATACAATCGCTCAAAGGCTGATAGACAAATATCCCGACGATATAGCGGGCTATTGCGATGCCCTATCCGAGGCTTCTCAGGATTATTGCGGGCTATGGGTGGAGTGGACGATAGATAGCACTGGCGTTGTGACTTCGCCTAACTTAGCGGTGATAATCCAGGAAGCCGTTGGGCGGGCTGATTGGGATAAGTATGACTCGTTGGTTATACTAATCCGCCCGAAGCCTGGGAGTGCATCGAATTATGCTGTGGTAGAGCCGTATGACGCGTATCCAGAGGATGCGGCGAAGTTGGAGATAAGTTGGGTGAAGAAGAAGTGGTCAATGCCTACGAGCTATGGAGAGAGGTTGCCTTACGGAGCGCTTTCAGGATTTTGGGGAGACCCTGATGGCTATGATGAAATTTATGCTATTGGTGCGGGCACATTGGATACTGGGTTATGGGAACCAACAAGCCCTGATGATGTGAATATTTGGCTGGCTAATCATCCAGATATAGTTGCTGTTAGCGGGGCGCGTATTGATATGACTAATATATGTAATGATACTAAAGTTCAAGACTACTTGGCTGGATTGCCATTGGGTGAAGGGCTTAATGATTGTTATGCGGGTGCTTTTGAGTGGTATGATAATTATGACCAAATAGATTGGGTTAGAATTAGTCCTTCTAATGAGGAGGATGGTTATGTGGGCGACCCGGATTGCAGTCGGGATGAGGGACATATATGGGCAGGGGAGTCCAATACAGATTGGAATTGCGATGACCCCGGTGAGGTTGTGGGCAGTGGTACAGATAATATTCCTGACCATCTAGAATATGTGGATTTTGTGGCGCGGGGTTATATTGGATTGTATGCTGCCTCTGAGGGGGCATTGCCTGCAACGGGAGGGCATTGGGCGCACGCCGGTAGTTATTTTGACCCATTATTTATAAAGCGGGTTATGGATTTTGGATTGGGTTCATTTATGGATGGTTTGGAGATTCACAACTATGCTAATATTTCTTGTTGGGCGGAAGGTTGCCTTGAGGAAATGACAGCATATCTTTATAATGAGGGGCCAGACCAACTGGAGTCGAAATGTCAAGCAATTCCTCCTGTGGAATCTTCTGTTGAGGCTTGGGGATATGATGCTTTGTTGGCTAATTATCATACTGAATCGACTTTAGTGTATAGTAATGGTTATATTGGATATAAAGATGATAGGATAAAATATGTGGCAGTAAGTGAGGCGGGGTATCACAATCTTGATGCAATAACGGAGCGAGAACAGGCTCGTTGGTTATACCGCCAATTGATTCCTCCACTTACTAGAGGAGCGGATAAAGTACCATTTATTTGGTGGTTTAGTTTTTCTGCCCCAAGTATTGACCATTGGGCGTGTAAATATTCGTTGAGGTGTGGAGGCCCTAGTGAAACAGCCAATCATATATCTTATTATGCATTTTGGGCACTTTCCTACTTGAATGGTACTCCTGAAATCAATGAGATTACAGGAGCTTCCAATCAGGCCGAGGCGTTGGGGGCTTCGGCAGTATATGGCACGTGGAAGGTTTACAGTGCAACGGTGAATGGACAAGATTTGTTTGTCATCTGGACAACAGATACTGGGCAGATTTACTGGGAAGCTGATAAGTTGCCCAATGATTATGTGGAGTTAATACCTGCTGACGAAGCTAAAAGTCTTGCCAATTATCATAACCCGAAAGCGGCGGGAGCTACTCCGCCCGACTTTGCAATGTGTTATAGGAATGGCGTGGGTAAGGATGGGTATTGTGTAGACCCGGATGACCCCAATACGGATTTAACATCCGGCAATTGGGAAACTTATGATGATTATTCGCTTGAGTCGGGGAGCGATTTCATGTTTTTGCCAGGTAACTATAAGCCAGTTATAATTAAAAAGCCAAATTAGAGCGATACGGATACAATAGAAATCACCTACTAGGAGGTTTATGTTCACCTGGTCTGAACTCATCGCCTATCGCCTGCTCTGTGGCGATAGCTACTCAAACTTACACACCGACGATGATGTGCACGAAGCTGCCAACCGCATAATCGCTCTGGCGGAGCAGATTAAGGCGGAGCGGGCGGTTGCGGCTATGTCAATATCTTTTAATAGCCTGAGATTTCATCAGGCGAATAATAATCAGAGGAGCTTCATCAGCTCACAATGCAACTCCTCAGCCAACTTCACGTCCGCACGGGAGTGGAGACTGACAACCTGTGGGAGAGTGGCACAAAGGCCGCTACGGAGGCAATTGCTGCGGCAGTCGCCGAGAAAGTGCTGGCGACCATCATCGAGGAAATCCACACGATGGCTGCGGCCAGTCAGAAGTTAATCGAGAAGTAAATCGAGAAGTAGCTTAAAGGCAAAGGCTATGGGCATGGCATAGAGGCGATTGTTGCCATGCCATGCCCATAGCACTTCATAGCCGAGGTTTGCGATGGACAAAATCGAGACCGATAAACCCGAATTCAATCCCTATATCTACGGCATCGCTGGCGTGAAGGAAGTCAAAATCACACGATACAATGCTCAGACATCCAGGCAGGGGCATAATAGATACATTCGCATCTATGCCACCTGGCCCGATGGGAAGCCCGCCATCAATATTCGCTTCGTCCTTCAGACGAGCCACAGGCCGGGTGTCCTGGCCCCTGTGGATATTTGGGCGGGCAATACCGATGAGCGTGGGGAGCTTTTCTTCCTGCACGACGGAGTTCCCCGCATCTATGAGCTTTGGTACAACAATCACCTCGTGGTATCGAATATCCGCACCGACCTTCCCTGGAACGAGTATCTCAGCCCGGATGGGAAAAAGTGCCTGGTGGCACTTTCCGCCCCGCCGGGGTGGATATTGGTCAATACCCCTGGCATGTATGGATATTCGATACAGATTGTGCTCGATGGAGGGTGGGCGTCATGGAGGTAAAGAAGGCCGACCTGGAGAGGGTGTGGAAGTTCATCTACGAGGGCCTCAAGGCCCATTTCGAGGAGGGCGCCCCTTTTCGGAATGGGTTGTCCCTCTGCGCCTACGACGGGCTGTCGCTGGCCCAGTTGGCCCGCTATGTCCAGGAGCCGCTGGAGAGGGCCGCCGCTGCTGACGAGGAGCTACTCGATAGCTTGCACCGGCTGGAGTGTCGCGTCATCTGTCCGATTTTCGATAAGTGCAACCTTGAGCGCTGCGATGGCGCGGTGTGGTGCTGCGTCTACAACCTCGGCGAGTCTCATGGCGTGAAGATACGCGACCTCACCAGGGAGCAGCATCGCCGCCTGGCCCTGGAGGAGTTAAAGAGGAGGTATGGCGGAGAGACCTAGCCCTTTGTGCTCTATATGCATCTTAGGATGGGACAAGAAGAGGGCCCAGAGATTGGAGAACCGCCTGCGGTCTCTCTACCCCGGCTTCCCGGTTTATTGGTGGCCGGAGCTGAACCACGAGCCGAGGGTGTGGAACACCGTCCTCAAGATGACGAAGGCCACATTCGTCCACTTTCTCCACTGCGATGTGGAGATAGTTCATCAGGAGTATCTTGAGACGATGTTAAACTACATCTCCCGCCATCCGGAGGTCGGCCTCATCAGGCCGAACAGGGAGGGAGAGCCTCGGAAGCCGTTGGCCTCCCCCTTTCCGAAGTGGTTTGATGGCATCGCCGGCGTCATCCGCCTGGAGACAGAGGTGCTGTGCGATGAGGATTTTATCTTTACGCAGTGGTTTGACTTGGACTTGGGATATGAGATAGAGTGGCGTGGTTATCGGGTGTTGGTTGACCCGCGTGTCAGCGTATTCCATCCTCCGAGGGATTACAGCAAGAAGCCTCCTTTTTACCATGCCTACTCCGCCCGAAATAAGCTCCTTTTAGATATGAAATGGCATGAAATCGGGCGGAAGAAGTGGTATGGCCTGGGGATTTACAATAAGAAAGCTCCCCCGGAGAGGAGGATACCCACCGTCTACGAGCTTGCGGCCATGACCACCGAGGAGCTAAAGAGATTCACCTCCTCGGTGAACATGGAGCTGGCCGAGATTGTGGGAAAGAATCCCAACGAGGGCTGGGTCAACCCAGTAGTAAAATACGGGAGGTGAGATATGCTTGGTGCTCCGTGTTGGTTTGTGGTCATCGGGGCGTTCGGCTTGGGAGTGGGCTTAGGCTCGCTCGCAGTCTTTATAGTGCTCCTGTTTTTGAGCCTCAAATCGCCGTGAGAAGGCTAATCTTAATTGCGCTCATCGCTTCCCTGCTTGTGGCCTCTGGCTGCAAGCTCCTCTCGACGTATAGGTTTTACTGGAAGCTATCCGAGAGGGTCTATCGGGGAAGCGGCGAGTATTGGCTGCGGATAGAGCTGGATAGGCCGAACGTGCCATGCGATGCCTGGTTTTTCACCTTCGTGGTGGGCAGGCATCGCGGCCCTTTGATTACCTTCACCAGGCACAGGAGGATAGATTTGGTGTGTCAATTCGGTTTCCGCACAGAGTTCTTAGGGTGTATAAAGATACTGAGGTGAGATGAGTAAGATAAAGAAGTATATCATAAATGTATGCACAGCTTTCGACCAGCTTCTCAATGCAATCCTCCTCGGCGACCCTGATGAGACGATTTCCTCCCGGCTGGGGAAGTTCAGGGACAAAGTTCCACCTTACCAGTGGCTCTGCTGGCTGCTGGACTTGATTGACCCCGGCCATTGCGACGAGGCCATCGAGGAGGACGAGGGGGCAGACCAACTGCTGCCCTTCTCGAAAGGGGAGGGCGGAGGATGAAAATAGGAGTGATTTCCACGGCGGCGATACCCACGCCGCCTGAGCGTTATGGGGGGATTGAGCGGATAGCCTGGTGGCTTTGCTGCGCCCTCTCCCAAATGCAACATAATGTTACACTCTTCGCCAAGGAGGGCTCCAAGGCCCCGCCTGGCGGGAAGCTGGAGGCCGTCACGCTATCGGAGCGTCAGTTCGCCCACGCTTTTGCGGCGGGCGAGTGGCACAAGAGGCTCGATGCCCTGATTGACATGAGCCACGACAAGGTGATTCCGAGGCTCTGGCCCAACTTCCCCTCGATAAACGTCTATCAGGTCATGAGCCTCTCCTGGCCCCATAACGTCGTCTGCATCTCCTATGCTCAGCGCCGCCACCTCAAGATGGAGGAGGCGAAGGTGATTTACTATGGCATCCGCGCCGGGGAGTATCCTCTCTACCTCGGCGAGAGGGAGGACTATCTCCTCTACATGGGGAGCGTCATCCCGGAGAAGCAGGCCCATATCGCCATTGATGTGGCGAAGAGGTGCAGGCATAAGCTCATCATCTGCGGGCCTGCCTGGGTGCCGGAGTATTTCAGAAACGCCATCAAGCCCCATCTCGACAGCGACAAGATAATCTACATGGGGGATGTGGGCGGCCAGCAGAAGCTGGAGCTTATCATGAGGGCGAAGGCTTTAATCCACCCGGTGGGCGGTACCGGATGGGTCGAGGCGGGGGCCATAATCGTCCTGGAGGCACTCCATTGCGGGACGCCGGTGCTCGCGAGCGATAATGGGTGCCTCCCGGAGTACATCCAGAGCGGGCGCAATGGCTACATCTGCTATAGCCTCGATGATTATGCCTATGCGCTGAGCCACATTGACGAGATAAATCCCTATGAGTGTCGCCGCTCCGTCTCGTGGTTCAATCACTGGCGCATGGCGGGGGAGTACATCAAGCTGGCCGAGAAGGTGAAGGCGGGTCTCGTATGGTGAGAAATGTCGCTATCATCATTCCCAGTTATAAGGATGCCATGCACCTGGCCGCCTGTGTGGAATCCCTCTATCTCCACACCTGTCTCCCCTGGCACGCCTACATCGTCTCAGGGGAGACGGATACAGAGACCGAGGGCCTCATCCGCTGGTTAGGGGATAATTTCAATCGCCTCACCGGAAGGCTCGTGGAGAGGCGTCTCTGGTTCACCCAGGCGTGCAACGAGGGCCTGAGATTGGCCCGGCAGGATGGGGGATATGATTGGTTTATCCTCCTCAATTCCGATACCGAGGTCACGCCTGGATGGGCCGAGATTATGGTGGGGCAGGCCGAGGTCTTGAGGTGGGGAATCGTCGGCTGCAAGACCCTCACCGCCGATGGGAGGATTGACCACGCCGGAGCTTATGGGGAGGGCTTCCACTACGGGATGAGGCAGCCCAATATCAGCTACTTCGAGCCGAGGCGCTGCCGTAACTGGTATGAGTGGGTCACCGGGGCCGTGATGGGGATACACAAGGACGTGCTAGAGAAGGTGGGCCTTCTGGACGAGGAGAATTATCCCCATATCGGCAGCGACCGTGAGTATTGCCGAGCTGCCCAGCGGGCCGGCTTCAAGGTGGGATACTCCACCGCCGTCGTCTATCATTTCACCTTACGGCCCGACAAAGAGGGCCATAACGGGACGAAAGGAGCCTGATGCGTATCGTAATCGCTCGCCCTGACAAGTTTAGCCCGCATGACCTTATGACTTATCAATCGCTACCCGACGCCTTGGAGCGGGAGGGCGTCGAGGCCGAGGTCATCATCGCCGTGGAGCTGAGGGGCGGCGAGAGGATGGAGGGTGCCGAGATGGTCTATTGGAAGCACCCGGATGAGGTCTTATCCCTTGAGCCGACCATCCTAGACCTGCCCGACCTCCACTATGCCCTGACGCGGTACTGCGCGTCCAGGGCCGAGCCGGGGACGCGCCTGGTGTGCTCCTGCTTCGATAACCTCCCCGGAAAGAACAGGCAGACGGGAGGGCTGGCCTGGCAGGGCGCCTTCGACCTCTATATCGCCCGCAGCAGCATGGCCGCCAACGTCCTCCTGCTGGAGGGCGTGCCGAAGGATAAAATCCGGGTCATCTCCCCAGGGGTGGATACCGACATGTTTGCGCCACTGCCCTTTGTGCCCGATACCAGGGTAGTGCTCACCGTGGCCCGCGTGACCCTGGAGAAGGGCATCCAAGACCTGATTTGGGCGATGGCCGGGCTGGATGCCGAGCTTTGGGTCGTCGGCGATGGGCGGATAGATGTCTTCGCTCAGATGGCCGAGGAATACGAGGTGAGCGCCCGCTTCCTGGGGGCTGTGCCCCACGAGGATTTGCCGGGCATCTATCAGGAGGCCACTGTATTCGTGCTGGTGAGCCTCCCGCTCCTCTCCCACGACCCTCTGAGGGCCTGGGTCGAGCAGTGGGGGGTGGCAGTGACCGAGGCTATGGCTTCGGGACTGCCGGTCATCACCACCGGCGTCGGCGCCTTCCACGAGATAGTGAGGCCGGAGGGGGGCTTCATCATCCCATGCAGGCGGTGGGATATTCTACACGAGCGCCTCCAGCTCATCCTCTCAGACCCCGTCCTTCAGCAGAGGATGGGGGTGTTCAACAGACATCGGGCCGTAAATCTTCTGTCCTCGGAGATGGCCGGGAGGCGATTAGCCAGTCAGTATTTAGCGTTACTGGAGGAGAAGTGATGCCGTATACGTTAGAGCTTCCGAGCATTAGCGTCGTGATAGCCACCTATAATCGCCCTCAATCCCTCGCCAGGGTCGTCCGCCAGCTCTCGGAGCAGCTCTTCTTTAGATTCGAGCATTTGGACTGCTGCGTGGTGGACGATGGCTCGCAGCCCCAGGTGGGTTTCTCCATAGACTGGGGCTCCCTCCCCTTCAAGGCCGAGTACATCTATCGCGAGCGTCACCCCGATGACCTTCCCAGGGTCTATAGCTCCCGCAATATAGCCATCCGCCATACCCATAACGACGTTATCCTCTTCCTCGACGATGATTTGATATTCCACCCCCACGCGCTCTTCCTTATTCAGCTATACCATGCCTTTATTCCGAATTGTGTATTGGTTCCTCATCTCGCCAATAGGGTCGCCAAGCATTACTACCTCATCCCGTTTGAGATTCGTCGGGAGGGGCCGGCCTCCTGGGTCACAAGCGCCGGGATGTCGTGTCCTCGCTCGCTTGTGGAGAAGGTGGGCGGCTTTGACGAGGAGTTTGATTTAAGCATGGGCTTCGCCGACAGGGATTTCGGCATCCGCCTTGTCGAGGCAGGAGGGGAGGTCGTTCTGGCGAACGGCATCCCGATGATGGTGGACGATAGCGAGAGCCAGGGCTCCTGGCGTGATAGGGTGCTCAGGCGGTTCGATAGGGAGCATCCGGGCCAGACCCATCCCAACTGGCTTAAGCTCATCAAGAAGTACCCGGAGTTAGCCAAATGAAATTAGCTGTCACGATGATAGTCCTGAACAACGAAGATACCCTGCTGGCGTGTCTGAAGTCGCTTCATGGCCTGGCAAATCACGTGACCATTGTGGACGGCGGTTCTCAGGACGAGACGCTGAATATCATCCATAGGCAAAAGGGCATCCTAAACATCAAACTCGTTGAGCACAAGTGGCCAGGCCACTTTGCGTTGCAAAGACAGGTTTCATTTGACCACGCCCCGCGTGGCGAGGAGTGGTGGTGGATGAGGATTGACAGCGACGAGATTTTTCCCGCACGGTACAAATCGTGGTTCAGGCAGGCTTTGCGAAATCTCCCGCCTGAGATTGTGGCGGTGAGGGTCAAGCAATACAATATTGTCAGCGACAAGTCTCACTACGCCGCCTCTCACGGGGGATGGGAGACCTGGCCGAGGGTGTGGAGGGCTGATGAGAGGCTGCGATGGGTGGGACAGGTGCACGAGCACGTGATGAAGCTATCCGGCGGGCAGCTAATCGAGTTTCTCGACGATGAAATCGCCGATTTCAATGTGGGAATCCTCCATCTCGGCTGGCTCGATGAGAAGCGGCTGGCCGAGAAGGAATCGCAATATCTATCCATGTATGGCTCCGGCTTCGAGAAGCCGGGCGACCTGACCGGACGGAAGTATGCCGTCCGCAGGCTTCCATCATGTTATGTCGAAGAGGAATTGTTATGGCAGTAAAACTCGGAGAGTGGCACTCATACGACCAGGCCCACGGCGAGTGGGAGTATCACGTTGACCTCACGCCCCTGGATACCGAGGAGCTGTTCAGCATCGTTATCTATGATAAGGAGGGGCGGCGGATGCCTCTACTGGAGGTGATGGCCCGTGAGCCCCTGAAGGTGCACGTGCGGGCCTCCTACTCTCCATACAAGCCGGAGACAGTAACATGAAACTGATGGTCTATTGCGGGCATGTAGGCGCTCAGGGAGGATATGGCGGAGGCGAATATCACACCTTCTCCTTCCTGAAGGCCCTTGACGAGCACTACGAAGTCCTGGCCGTCGTCGAGCGTGGCGTCCTGCCCATGTTCGACAAAGCCAGGGAGGACTATGGCCTGGACTTGAGCAACACCCGCTGGGTCTATTCAGGCGTCTACGACCCCAGGGAGTTCGATGTCTTTATCAATATCTCCCATTTTATCAAGTATGGGGGATTAGCCAGGCTGAACGTCCTGGTCACTTTCTTCCCGCAATATCGCTGGGATGTGAGCGATTATCAGGTCATCATCGCTAACAGCAAGTTCTGCGCCTGGGCGGTCTCGAAGAGGTGGAATAGAGATGACGCCATCGTAATCTATCCGCCCATCAACTGGGGGGAATTTCAGCCTCCAGGCGAGAAAGAGAAAATCATCCTGGTCGTGGGGAGGTTCTTCGAGGTGCCATCCGGCAACAACAAGCGCCACGATGTGGCCTTGGAGTTGTTCGAGAAGCTAGATGTCCCCGGCTGGGAGCTTCACCTGGTGGGCAGCGTGCAGCATGAGGACTATTTCAAGCGCATCAAGCGCCAGGCAGAGGCCATCAGGAAGCCCATCTACTTCCACCACGACTTGAGCCGCCAGGATTATATCAATCTCATGAAGAGGGCCTCCATCCTCTTCTCGGCCACTGGTTTCGAGGCCCAGGATATAAGCATGGCCGAGCACAGGGGCATCATCGTCGAGGAGGCGATGGCCGCTGGAGTGGCCGCGTTGGTGCACGATTCGGGTGGGATGCCGGAGGGCGGCGCTTTGACTTGGGGAACAAAAGAGGAGGCGTTAGTGAGGCTAAGGAGGCTATGCACCGATGATGCGTTTAGGGTGGAATATGCCGCCGCCCTCCGGCAGAAAGCCAAGGAGTATGACCTGAAGGTGATTGGCCGCCAGCTCGTCGAGGTTTTGGAGGAGCCTCGTGTGATTATCGGAGGCGACAGGGCGAAAATCTGGCCCGCCGTCAAGCCGAAGAGGATAAAGGTCGCCATCCTGTCCGATTCCCCCACGCTCACCACGGGCTTCGGGGTGGTGACGAAGAACGTCTCCCGGTACTGGCAGGAGTGGGGCTTCGAGCTGGCGGCCATCGGGATGCTGGATACATGTCCGCGCCCGATGGAAGACCCCTTCCCGGTCTGGCGCCCATGCGAGTACGACCCCAGCGGCCTCTACATGCTGGAGCAATTCTTGGACTTTTACAAACCAGATGTAATCTATATCAACTATGACCCAGGCACCGTTCAGAAGATATGGCAGCGAATCAGCGAGTGGCCGGTGGTGGTTTATTTTCCAATCGAGGGCATTCCGATTCCTCGTATCTTCCTGGAGATGGCGAGCAGCATCAAGGCGCGGGGAGGAGAGTGTATCACCTACACGCAGTGGGGCGTGGAGATGTTTGAGATGGCCGGGAAGGCCCTCGGCCTTGGGGCCATCCGCCTTCGGTGGGCATGGCATGGCGTGGACAGGGAGGTCTTCAGGAGGCTTCCGGAGGAGGAGCGCCGCAGGCTTCGGGAGCAGGCTGGGCTGGATAAGTTCTTCGTGGTGATGAATGTCAAGCGTAACAAGCGCACCTCCAACCAGGGCATCCTGATAGAGGCGGCCCGCTGGCTGGCCTCGCGAGGGCATACCGATTTCCTCTTCTACATCCACACCAATCCCATCGAGAAGAGCGGCTATCAGCCGATACCCCTGCTCCACCTGGCCGAGTCCTACAACCTGCGGGGGATGGTGAGATTTCCGCCAGTGCTCTTCGCCCAAGAGTATGGCGTCAAGGAGGCCGGCGTGATAGAGGGGGCCATCCATCCGATGGCTGGCTATGGCCTGGTGGAGAGGTATAACTGCGCCGACCTCTATGTGGCGCCGGAGAGCGTCGAGGGCTTCGGCCTGCCGCTGGTGGAGGCGATGGCCTGCGGCCTCCCCATCGTGGCTACCTACGATGGGGTGCGCAATGAAATCGTCACCCCGGATGTGGGCGTCCTGCTCAAGCCTTCGGCCATCACCCACTGGCATACCGGGGTGAGGCTGGCTCAGATAAGCTATACCGACCTGGCGCAGCTCCTCTTGCGCTTAAGGGAAAAGGGTGATATACTGGCTAAGATGAGCGAGGCCAGCCTCAAGAGGGCCGAAGATTTCAACTGGGAGGATTGCGCCAGGGTGATAGCCGAGGCCATCGAGCAGGTTTATTACCGGCATAATCGCTTTAATCAGAGATAGGAGGCTAAAATGGAGGAACTTCGATGTAGGAAATGCCGCCGTGTTTTGTTGCTCTATAAGATAGCTGCCGGGACGGTATCGCTTCTCTGTCCCCGGTGCAAGGTTTTGAACGTAGTTGAAATAGTCCAAAAAGGGCTGATTTTGGAATACTTCAATGTAAATGAACTCAAGGAACTTATCGAAAGAGAAGGTAACTGATGATAAAAACATGGAAACTCATAGTCTTGGGCATTCTGCTGGCGGCGCTGCCGGTTTGCGTTTGGTTTGTGGAGGGGTTTTTCTATTTGGAGGAGTGCTACGATGCCATCGTCGTCTGGGGGGATGCCACCGCACGGTGGTGGGATACCGGATGGCATTGGGCTCCTGCGACGGCCCGAATCAGGCTCGTCTCGCAGCGAATTTGCGATACCCCTCCCGCCAGGGCTGCGGAGGATGTGGTGAGGCTGAGTCAGATGATATACTCGCTGCCCTCATATCCGCCGCCCTCGCTGGAGGAGGTCAAGGAGTTTATAGAGTTAATTCTTCCGTATTATGTGAGCGAATCGGTAACATCCGCCGATAAACTCAAACGACCGGCGGAGGTGTATACATTCGACTGGCAGGATGTGTACCCCCACCAGGTGGAGCATTACTGGCGCGTCGGGGGATATGTCTATTACGGCGGGAATAATATCTATATCAATGCCCGCTATCTCAGGGAGGACAGCGGCATCTGGCATACGCTCATACATGAGATTGTGCATATCCAGGGGCAATACAACGAGACGGCCACCGAGCTGCACTCTATGGAGATTGGGCTGGCGTATTGGCTGGAGACGCACGATGACAGGCTCCTTAAATCATCGCTTCTGAGGCTCAGGCGATGGGCATATCGCTATCTGGAGCACAGGGTCGAGTATGGGGAGATTGGTCGGGGAGATACGACGTGTCGCTCCTGCGGGTGGCTCTACGAGAGGGTCAACCACCTGCTGGCCTGGCTGCGCAAAGAGGCGGGAGAGAGGGCGCTGACCAGGGCAAAGCTCTCCTTCAGCGCCCACGACAGGCTGGCGCTCTACAGGGCGGACAGGCTTTTCCCCGCCTCCGTGCGAGTCAGGCTGACATATTACATCATGCCCTATTATTACCTGCGGGGAGCCAGGAAAGACGAATTCTCGCTCAGTTCATCCTCCAGTCGTTTCCCCGACGCCGAGGAGAGAGCATATCGTCCTTATTACTATTATCCGAAGGTCACAGTTGATGACGCCCGTGAGTTTCTAAATCTATATCTAGGAGGTGACGAATGAAAGAAAACAAACTCTTTTGGGTCTCAGGGGCGCTATTCCTGGCGCTGCTAATAGGGCTGTGCGCCTCCCTGCTGTCCCTCTATAACCACATGCAGGCCATCGAGGACTGGCAGGCCGCCCTGACCTACGAGCGAAAGCTCCGGGGCTTTGAGGAGATACCGGTGTATCTGACGAATTTCCTCAAGGCCATCGAGCACAAGGATACGGAGCTTTTCCTAGAGGCCATAGCGCCGGAGCTTACTCTCAGGTTTACGATGATGGGATGGGTGCCGGGCACTCCTCTCCTCGAAGACCTTGACTATTCATATTGGAACTTTAACGTCGTGGCTAAAATTGACGCTACGGATTATGAAGGCTATCCCATCGAGGTCTGGTTCGTGTCCTTCGAGGATGAGAGCGGCACAAATGCCCTGATAGTCTACGGCAGGGACTCGCTGGTTTTCGCGTTTAGTTTCCTGTAACGCTCCGGGCGATGAATATCTATATCCTCCCATGCAAGTACACATCGTGGGCCGTAGCTGTCCCGGATGGGAACTTCCGTGAGGTGGTGATAAAGAGCTATCGCCTCCTCTCCGGGCCGGAGGTGGCTCAGCTCATGGGGAAATTCCTCTCGGATTTGGCGAACTTCGACTGGAAGCTGGACATCTATCGTCATATCGCTGCGGCAGTTCCCATCTGGGCGGCCTACTCAGCCCTGGCTATATATTTCGATTTCTCCCAGCTCTTCCAGTGGGGGTCGTGGTTCGTCCTGACGCGGGGCTGGATTACGCTCTGGTTCTTCGCCGATGGGATATGGAGGCTGTTGCAGCTCCTCCTTTATGCGAGATTCCTGTGGAAGTATAGATACTGCCGCCGCATCACTTATATCCATCAGGAGATAGATGAGCGCTTAAAGGAGCTGGCCGCCGCCATCTGCGATTGGGATGGGACGGAGAACGAGTGGATAGAGAAACACTCTCGCCATCCGCACTTTGGGAAGTACTATCGGCGCCTGCTGAGAAGGCTGCCGCCCATTGCCCTGGATGTCGTACCCAGGGGATTTTGGGAATACATTAAGCTGATGATACTGGGCGTGCCCATACGCGTCCCACTCTTTTGCTACCCGGTCTATCAGCCATGATTAGTATGAATTTAGCTTATCTCGTTCCGCTCAAAGGAAAACTGGCGCTGCATTTTCCGCACGACTGCACCGGACTGGCTCACTGGGCCTATAAGGAGCGCGTGGAGCCAGACCTGGTGATACTGTCGCCGCGCCAACTACGCGACCACGAGATAATTCGGCTCATCGAGCTGATACATGACGTGAGATTCGTCAGGGCTTCCAGCTCGGCCATGTCTCAGAGAAGCATTATCTTCATCTGGAGCACCTTTATCCTGGGAAGGCTCTATTATCTGTTGCAATTCTATGGCTTATTATCCATCATCAATGCCCAGGGCAGATTCTCGGAGATTTGGACGGGGCTATATCTGCTTCTCTTCCTGCCACTTTTCTCAAGCGTGGTGCAGGCCCTCGCTCGTGGGCATATCGCCGAGACGGTGGCGGGATACAGGAATCTCTATCACAGCATTCACCCCGATAATGTGAAGGTCGAAGTCCACGCCGGCCTGGCCGTCCTGCGGGAGACGATTAACAATGCGCCGCCGGAGAGGGCCTACGTCGAGGCCCTCCACGTCGCCCGCCGGTGGGCGCTTGACGAGCTTGTCCCCCTCTACAGGAGGGCAGCACAGGCTGGACGCTGGACGGTTCGCCTTCCGTGTCCTTATGGATGGCTGGAGGACTATGAAAGTCACGTGGGATGACATAAAAGCAGCAGCCGAAAAGAGGGGAATAGAGGAGTGGCAACCCGATGCCAGGATGTTCGTGCTAGGAAGCCTTGAGGCGAGGCACAGGGTGCTATTCATCGCCTCCACTCATGGCCTGGAGCCAGCGCCGGCGTTAGCCATGCGGTGGGCCATCGAGGGGATGAAGCTCCCCGACGATATTGCCCTGGGGCTGATGGTATTAGACCCGGAGGCGCTGGACGAGGAGGGGTATGGATTCGTTGACCTCTCCGGCAATCCATGTAGCGACCCACCTCAGCGCGGCTATGGGGTGGATGGCTCCTATTATCAGTGCTATTTCGACAGAAACAGCGAGTTTTCCCTCTCCATCCCCAGCATACAGGCGGCGAGAAATAGGGCCCTCATGACCAAATTTGCGCCCACGTTCGTCCATGCCGCTCATGAGACGACTTCCCTCACCTCGCCCATATTCTGGAATGGGGCGGGGATTCTGGTCATAGAGTGCTATCCCATTCATCCGAGCTATCTCAACCTCCTGCCTGGGGCAATTGGAGGGCCCATGCTACCCAGCGGGCTTGGGGCTGGCCTGGCCCTGCTTGAGCCGGACAGGTGGTTCCGCAGGGTCATCGAGGACTGGGCCTGCGGGATGTTTGGGGCCTTTCGCTCGTGGAGGGCCAGGAGGCATCTCAGAGACCATCCTGGCTTCTCGCTGGTGGGGAAGGTCATCAGGCGGTATAAAAAGGCGGGAGGGCAACTCCTTCAGGCGCCCTGGCAGCGCCGCCTGGAGAACGAATACGGCGGGCTGATGGTCGGCCAGGGGAGATTGCTGGACATCGTCCGGCCCACCATGTGCGACTGGCTGACCGCCTCGGAATGGGCCGTTTGGAAGTTCGGGTGCATTGCAGTCACCACCGAGACTTTCCCCCCAGGCCGCAGCACCTGGGGATTGGATGAGAGGGCGGAGCAGACCTATCTGTTTCTCAAAGCTATTATAGAGGAGCTGGCTGATGAGGATTGAGTGCTATCGAAAGGGCAAGGAGGTCTGGTGCGACGGAGGGGCACTGCTCGCCGGGGGAACGGACATTATATGCTTCGGTTTCCTCCCCACGGCTGAGGAGCTGAAGAAGGCCCTCATCGCAGCCAGGGACAGGATTGCCTCGGCCAGGGCCCGCTCGGCCCTGGAGAGCTTCAAGAAGGGCATCGTCTATATCGCTGTCCTCTTCGCCCTGGTGAGATTTGCGCCGTATCGAGTTCTGACCCGAAACCTGGGCAGGGAGGGCTATCTGCTGATGGCCGCCATCCTGGGGTGGTTTGCCATCGGGCCCATGGTGGCCGCCCTCATCAAGGGTATCTTCTGGTGGAAGACCAGGAGGTTCGAGATAGATTTGAGGAATTTCAGGCTCCTGGCCGGGCCGATTCGCCCGGTGCCTTTGACCATCTTTCCCCCGAAGAAGAGGATTTCCATTCCGCAATGGCTGGTGAGCTTGTCTCTGATAGCCATTGTCGCCTCCAGCGTCGTCCCCTATGGGGAGGCCATCGCCTATCCTCTCTGGGGAAAGGCGAGATACGTCCAGCGCGGCAATATCCTCCCGCTGAGCTATATCGAGCCGATACAGAGGATGGAGACTGTCATCGTCTATGCCTATCTCAGCTATAGCGAGGGGGATGAGATAATCGAGGTGCTGAAGCTCACGGCCAGGGTGGAAATCCTCGACCCGGTGGAGAGGAGGGAGGTGGATTTGAGGGCCTCGCTCCACAATGCCTGGTCGGGGGTCGTCCATCAGTTGAGGATAGGGCTTGAGGAGCAATATGGCGCTGAGTTCCCTGAGCCGGAGATGCTGGCGATTGTCGTCAGGAACGGCCTCATATCCTACGCCAATCTCATGGCGGAGGAGGCCATTCAAAGGCTGAGATGGGATTTCGCTGAAGTTGAGTCTTATACAGTCGAAGTGGCTGAGATAACTACAGTGGACTATATGGGCTATCTATGGCAAGTACAGGAGAGATAGGAGGACGAGATGAGAAAATCGAAACTGGGCATTCAATGCCTCAATCCGGCTGACTATGGCAAGGACTGGATAGTGGAGTATCGCCCCAGGGTAGCGAAGCTGGTCATCGTCAATTATGGCGATTATGCCAAGTGGATGCCGGAGATTCCGGGAGATGTTTACCTCATCGCTCGCTACCTGGGGCAACAGGTAGACCTGTGGGAGTGGTCTGTATCCAACGCCAAGCACCTGGCGGCGATACATTACGACATCCACAAGGCCAATGGCGAGAGGTTCGATGCCTTCGAGTGCATCAACGAGCCAATCGTCCATACGCCGCTGGAGATGCAGAAGCTGGCGGAGTTCAACCGCGTATGGGCGCTGGAGCTGAAGGCCAAGTGCCCGGAGCTTGATGTATTGGTGGGGAGCTTCTCGGTGGGAAACCCCGCCGATATATCCCTGATGAAATACTTTGCTCCAGCTCTGAAGGTGGCGGACTACCTGGCCTATCATGGCTACGGCTGCCCGGAGGTGCTCTCCGATGCCGAGTGGTACACCCTGCGCTATCGGAAGATGATTCAGGCGGCGGGAGTCTATCGCCCGACGATACTCACGGAGTTCGGGATTGACTGCGGCGCCAAGGGGCACGGCTGGAGGACGTATACGACCGAGAGAAAGTACCTCCAACAGCTCAAGGACGCCGATAGCGAGTTCATGAAGGACAATACCATCTTCGGCGCCACCATCTTCGCCTACGGCCAGTATGGGGGCTGGCCGACCTTCGAGCTATCCAGGTGGTTAGCTACCCGATTGGGAGACTATATCGTCGAACAGGGGGACAT